CATGAAGCACCAGATCGACACCGCATCGTTCCTGACTCTTCACCGCAGGGCTTTTTGTTTCAACGACCCCGGCACTGGCAAGACGCTCTCGGCGCTGTGGGCGGCTGACTACCTGATGACTCGTGGAGAAGTGCGGCGCATCTTGATTCTTTGCCCCCTGTCGATCATGCACTCGGCGTGGATGCAAGACATCAACAACTCCATCATCCATCGCTCGGCCATCGTTGCCCACCACCCGCAAGCGGCACGGCGCATTGAGATGATCCAGTCCAACTACGAGATCGTCATCAGCAACTACGAAGGGCTAAACCTGATTGCCAAAGAGGTTCAGAACGATGGGCGCTTTGATCTGGTGATCGTGGACGAGGCCAACGCATACAAGAACCCAAGCACACGGCGCTGGAAAGCGTTGACGTCCATCGTGAAGCCTGAGACTTACCTGTGGATGATGACAGGCACCCCCGCCTCGCAGTCACCCGTTGATGCCTACGGCTTGGCCAAACTTGTTAATCCAAGCGGTGTGCCCAAGTTTCAGACCGCATGGCGCGACAAAGTGATGAACAAAGTCACAATGTTCAAGTGGATGCCCAAGCCCGATGCGCGGGACAAAGTGTTCGAAGCGCTTCAACCAGCAATTCGTTTCACCAAAGAGCAGTGTCTGGACTTGCCGCCTGTGATCACAGTCACACGCGAGGTCGACATGACCCCGCAACAGAACAAGTACTACCGCTTGCTCAAAGACCAGATGATGGTGCATGCCGCTGGCGAGACAATCAGCGCCGTGAACGCAGGCGTTGCCGTGAACAAACTGCTTCAAATTAGTTGCGGTGCGGCGTACACGGACGACAAAGAAGTGGTGGAGTTCGATGCCAAACCACGGCTGGCGGTGCTCGACGAGGTGCTGGAGGAGACCTCAAGGAAGGTGATTGTTTTTGCTCTGTTCCGCTCAAGCATCGACACCATCGTGCGCCACCTGACATCCAATGGCATTCAGTGCGCCGAGATACACGGGAGCGTATCGGCCAGCAAACGCGGTCAGATCATTCACGACTTCCAGACCACCGACAAGGTGCGCGTTCTTGTGATGCAACCGCAGGCCACTGCCCACGGGATTACCCTAACTGCCGCCGATACTGTGGTGTTCTATGGCCCCCTGATGTCAGTCGAGCAGTATGTGCAGTGTATTGCTCGCGCCGATCGCAAAGGTCAAGACAGCGACAAAGTGACTGTGGTGCACATTGAATCCAGTCCGATTGAGAAGAAATTATTCAAGGCTATGGCCAACAAGGTTGACGACAACTCGTTGCTGGTTGGCATGTTCGAGAGCGAAATAAAAAATTAAAGAAAGGGGTTGCACACACAAAAAATCCATGTATCATGTCAAACTCTAGACACAACAACAGGAGAAGCAAATGTCTGATTTAGAACCCGAAGCCGCGCCAGCACCCGCTGGTGTGCCGCTCGACAAGTTGGCCAAGGTCTATCGCAAAATGTCTGCGGAAGTCCAGAAACTGACGAGCGAGTACGACAACGCCGTTGCCGCCATCAAGGCCCAACAAGACACCATCAAGACTGCGATCAAGGACGAGATGTTGCGCTTGGGGGTCAAGTCGGTGCGCACGGACGGGGGGACCATCTCCCTGTCAACCAAGACTCGGTACAGCACCGACGACTGGGATGCGTTCAAAGAATTCATCAAGGAAAACGATGCGCTGGAACTGCTGGAAAAGCGCATTAGCCAAGGCAATATGGCAACGTTCCTTGAAGATAACCCCGGCAAAGTCCCTGCTGGTTTGAACTCGTTCACCGAGTATTCGATCAGCGTTCGTAAACCTACATAAGGAGAAGACAGTGAGCAACATCACAACTTTTAACGCAGGCAACCTGCCTGCTTTTGCAAAAAATCGCCAAGGCCCCGGCGCCATTGGTAAAGCCCTCGGTGGGGGTGCAGGTGCTGGCGGCAAACGCATCAGCATCAAAGGCGGCGTGTTCCGTCTGATTGATGGTGGCAAAGAGATCGCCGCCGTGGATGAGCGCTACCTTGATGTGGTTGTCGTCAACGCCGCGCCTAACGTCTCGCGTGTGTTCTACATGAAGAAGTACGATGGTGACACTCCCGCCGCGCCTGACTGCTGGTCGGCTGACGGCAAGACCCCGAGTGCTGACTCGGAGAACAAGCAGAGCGACGCGTGTGAGTCGTGCCCCCAGAACATCCAAGGCTCGGGCAACGGCAACAGCCGCGCTTGCCGCTACCAACAGCGTCTCGCTGTGGTGCTGGCCAACGACATGGAAGGCCACGTCATGCAACTGGCTCTGCCTGCCACCTCGATCTTCGGCAAAGAAGATGGTGAGAACCGCCCCCTGCAAGCCTATGCCAAGTGGTTGGGTGCGCAGAACATTGACCCTTCTGAGGTCGTGACCCGCATGAAGTTCGACACCAAGAGCGAGAGCCCCAAGTTGTTCTTCAAAGCCATGCGTTGGCTGACCGATGACGAGTACCCCACTGTGGTCTCCCAAGGCGAGTCGGCTGACGCCAAGCGTGCGATCACCATGACGGTGGCGAAGGTAGACGGCGTTGTAAGCAAGCCCGTTGACCCCTCGATCGGTGGCACCCGCCCGAGCAAAGCCGCGCCCAAGGTCGAGACCGAAGACGAAGATGAGGCACCGCCGCCTCCGCCCAAGGCCAAGAAGAAAGCCGCCCCTGTCGAGGAGCCCGAAGAGCCTGTGGTGCGCAAAGAGGAGAAGAAGCCCTCTGCCGTACCCGCCAAGAAAGACTTGGCCGCGATGGTCGATGACTGGGACGACGAGTAAAAAGGAGTTCGGGGGGAAAGCGGATTCGGTCAAAGGAAACCTGCCCGGTGTCCGGGCCCCGTGTAGCGAGTACCCCCACCCAACACCATGCCCTATTCAGAAAAAGTCATTGCCGACGTGACCGGCGCTCCCAAAACTCTGGGCAACCAGTTGGGGCGTTGGGCCATTCACCTTGACTTTCCTGTCACCAAAATCTCTGAGGCCACATCTGCCACACGACAGACGGTCTACAACTGGTTTAATGGCGGGGAAGTCCTCTGGGCGTACCGACCCTCTGTCGAAGCGCTTTTAAAAATCCTTCAAACATCAAGCACGGCCGAAGAGGCTTGGAGAAAAACATGCAGAGCGTTCAATATCGAAACATGACGGACGAAGAGTTGATTCGTCAGGCATACATCAAGCACGAAGACCCGCTGGTGTTAGAGTTGTGTGCACGAATTGCTCGCTTGCTGGACGAGAAGATTGAACTGGCTGAGACAGTCAAAGACCTGACAGGCCACATTCCCCACTGAACCCGAAGGATGGATATGACACCCGCTGAATTTTTAGCGGTGGTTTTGCCGCCGGAAGGCTCAGGCTTGTACTGCGCGGTGGAACTCACAAAAAAGAAAGAGCATTTTTATGCGGAGACAATTCCCGAAATCGTTGCGAAGGTAGATGACTGGCACGCCGCCGGTTGCGATTGTTTCTTTGGCGTGGCTACTGTCGACGAGAAGCGCGGCGCAGAGAACGCCCAGTTCGTGCGCTCGTTCTTTCTAGACTTGGACGGCTATGAGACCAAGAAAGATGCAGTCGTGGCGCTGGCTGAATTCTTGGGCAAGACTGGGCTCGATAGTCTGGGCACGCCGTGGCTTGTGGACTCAGGCGGTGGCATCCATGTGTACTGGCCCTTGGAGCAAGAGATTCCTGTAAACATCTGGAAGCCTCTGGCCGAGGACTTGAAGCGCTTGTGCAAGCAGTTCGCCTTCACCATTGACATGGCCGTGACCGCAGACCCTGCCCGGATTCTGCGCGTGCCCGGGACCACCAACTTCAAGAAGAAATACGCCACGCCCAGACCCGTGCGCGTGCGCCAGATTGGCGACATCTTCACCCTTGCCGACTTTTCCCAACAACTTTACAAACATTTACAAACAGTCCCGTCCACGCCCGCACCCAGCCTTGCGGGCAACCGACCAAAACGCCCCGCCACCGCCAGCCAAGTCAAACTGATGCAGAACAGCCTGACGCTGTTCTCCAAGGTCGAGGACTCGGGCTGTCTCCAACTACAGTACTACAAGGAACACGGCCAAGAAGACGGCATGGAGCCCCTGTGGCGCGGCCTGCTCTCGTGGACCAAAGTCTGCGATGACGGCGAAGATCATGCCGTGAGCCTGTCGGCTGTACATCCATACAGTAACGAGCGGATGCGGGAGAAACTGGCGCAGATCAAAGGCCCGTATCCCTGCACGAAGATGGACTCGGAGAACCCGGGCGTCTGCACCGGCTGTCCCCACTGGGGCAAAGTCACCAACCCCTTGGTGCTCGGCAGGGAGATCAAGACAGACAACACATCCAAGGTCATTCCGATCGCGCCAGCCAAGTTCGAGCCCCCGCCAGAGCCAGACTTTGACAG